CTCGAGGCACAAGGCATTAGAACACGCAATACTTCAATCAGCGGACCTACTAGAGAAAGGCGATTATGCCCCAGTGGAGGACATGGTCAAGGAAGCGGTCAGCGTGGGACTGACCAGAGACCTTGGCACGGACTACTTCGAGGATCCCAAGGGAAGACTGACAGCTCTCAAGGACAACAACGGACAGATCAGCACTGGCTGGGCCAACCTGGACAAGAAACTGTTTGGCGGTTTCAACCGTGGAGAACTAAACATATTTGCAGGTGGATCAGGCGCAGGTAAGAGTTTGTTCTTGCAGAATCTTGCGGTGAACTGGGCCACTGCTGGTCTGAACGTGTGTTACATATCTTTCGAGTTGAGTGAACAACTTACAGCCATGAGGCTGGATGCCATGATGACCAACATACCTACACGTAAGGTGTTTCCGGAGATAGACAACGTGGAGATGAAGGTCAAGATGATGGCAAAGAAATCCGGACTACTACAAATCAAATACCTGCCAAGCGGTAGCAACGTGTTGGACGTGAGAACATATCTCAAGGAACTAGAACTCAAAACCAAAAAGAAGATCGATTGTATCTTGATAGATTACTTGGATCTCATGATGCCAAAGAGCAAGAAGATATCACCAGCAGACTTGTTCATCAAAGACAAATATGTTTCGGAGGAACTGCGTAACTTGGTTGTAGAGAAACAATGTGTATTAGCAACAGCATCGCAGTTAAACAGAGCCAGTGTTGAAGAAATAGAGTTTGATCACAGCCACATATCAGGAGGACTATCTAAGATACAGACAGCAGATAATGTCATAGGTATATTCACATCACGGGCAATGAAGGAACGTGGCAGATATCAAATACAGTTTATGAAGACTAGATCAAGTTCGGGTGTTGGACAGAAGGTGGACTTAGAATTTGATGTGGACAGTCTAAGAATTAGAGATCTAGCGGAGGACCCAGAATACAAACAATTTGACAAACAGAGAAGTACCATTTACGACAATCTCAAGAAGACATCTAAGGTCACGGGCGATGGTACACCAAAGGACGCTCGGGATGATGTGCCAGATCCAACCAAAGGTGATACTATAGGCAAAGTCAAGGCCACCGTAGAAGGTGGAAAACTAAGACAACTGCTTAACGAGTTACATTCCGACGAAGAACAATAATGAAAAAAGTATATAACTGGTTCTTACCCGAGTACGACCAGCACTACGAAGAGTGGATGGTGACCAACAACGAAAAAGAATACCAAAGGCTACAGCGAGAGTATGCCTTAGCAAGAGTAAAACAGTTCAGAAGAGCGATCGACATAGGCGGCAACATCGGGTTCTGGAGCAGGGACTTCTGTGAAAAATTTAATGAGGTAGAAATATTTGAGCCTGATGCTTCTAACATAGAGTGCCTTGAGGCAAATCTAAAAGACAAAAAAAACTACAACCTACATAAAGTGGGTTTAGGTTCAAAGCAAGAGAAAAAAACATTCTACAAATCATTGACTACTTCCGGTGGACATAGTTTCTTTAGAGAACAGGTATTCGAGGAAAAAGTTGAGGAGTCATTTTTAGAAATCAAAAAATTAGATGATTACAACTTCACAGAGGTCGATCTAATAAAGATAGACACACAAGGCAGTGAATACGACATACTGCTGGGTGGACAACAAACACTGTTGAGTAATGACTGTGTGGTTAATATAGAGATAGAACATAAGAACAAAGCACAACGAGAAAAAGGACACCACATAATATCACTTCTAAATTCATTGGGCTACTACGAATATGGTAGATCAAGAAAAAAAGAGGTAGTCTTTGTAAGGAAATAGTACACTTTTATTACCAATACCATCACAATCTAATAAGTACTAGCAATACGTTTTAAACTAAATTGCAATACAAGGAGAGATCGCAATGAAAAACATCAAATGGCTTATTAGCCATCAACCGGAGCATTTGTTCCTAAGAACAGCGAAAGCATTTGCAAAAATGCTAGAAGAAGTAAGCACAGAATATAAGATAGAAATACTCACAACCGAGCAGTACAAAGACAAGTACGATGCAGATTTCACAAGAGATAAAATTTGGGAATTGGTACAAAGTGGCGAAATCCAGATGTCTCAAACTGAGGTTTATGAGTTAGCAGGACCAACTAATGACGATAATTTTTATGTTTTCGACATGCCATGGTTATTTGAAAGTCATGCTCATGCAAGGAGAGTTCTAGAAGGACCGATCGGCAAAGCAATGAACGACAGACTTGCTAAACAAACAGGAGTTAGAGGCTTAGCATACACTTACTCGGGTGGATACAGAGCAATTGGTTCTGATTCGCCTTTTAGGAAATTAGCAGACTTGAAAGGAAAAAATATCAAGGCTAATTCAAACCCAATCACTCAAGAGTATTGGAAAAGTTTAGGTGTTAACACAGTAAAAAGAAAAGGTCCTGTGTCTGAAGTGGGAGAGTTACAATCCCATATGGATTGCAAAGACACAACTTATATAAGACTACAACAGGCTAAACACTGGCTTAATACACAACATTCATTATTCTTAACTGACATTTTGATTAGTGAGCATTTCTTTAAATCATTATCAGACGAAGAACAATCTCTTTTTGTTGAGGCGGCTAACAAAGCGGCAAGATTAGAAAGAAAATGGTCTCAGGATGATGCCAACGAATACGAAACCACAGCAAAAGAAAGAGGAACAGAAATAGTCACTTTATCCGACGAGGACAAAGCAGTGATGAGAGAGAAAGCAGAACCAATCTATAAAAAATGGTCTAGCCGATTTTTCCCAGGCTTAATAGAAGGTATCAAAAAATTATCATAATTTTTTAATAACATTTAAAGGCGGCTTTATGTCGCCTTTTTTTGTGGCGGTGGTATCATTGATTTAAATATCATTTATGCAACTACAAAAATTATGGTCCGGCTATTCCGAGGACCAATACGGTTACATTACTAATTTGATAAAAAATAGTGACGCAGAATCTATATGCGAGATTGGTACATTTGTTGGTACAACGGCTCAGAAAATTTGGAAACAAATTAAAGGTTCTGATAAAAAATTATATATGGTGGACAACTACATGTTTTTGCCAGAAAATAAAAGAGAAAAATTCTTTAAAGCAATTAAACACTCCATCGACCCCGATGCTAAAGATTTAATTGCTGTTCTACAAGACAGTCATACTTACAACTGGCAACAACACGACTTTGTATTGTTCGGACACCACGATGCCGAACATATGCTTCCTGATTTACAAAAACTTATATTCAGTAACGTCAATTATGCAATCATAGGCGACGGCATTCCGTCCTGCTTTGAGAGAACTAAGGCCACATACGAGTTAGTGTCACAACATTCGGGTAAAGGATTATATCCACAATATTATCTAAACGGGTTGATTGTTTTAGGACGTAAAACATTAAAGTGCACCTTACCGACATACGAAGATTATTTTTTTGGACATAAAATAAAAGTTATGCCAAAGCCTAAAACAAATTACAAAAGAGCAATCGATGAAGTTAAAAGAATATATCAAGTGGACTAAAGAACTAGACGAATACAAGGATTCACCGGAACTTGCCGATAAGTCAGCATGGGGGTACAAAGTAATTGGCACGAATTTACGTATTCCAAAATTTAAAACAGACAACGTAGTAGAAGGTAACGAGGGTTATGATAGTTTGAGAAATGATATTATATCCCAGTGGGCTAAAATAACTTATCCATTTCTGAGTTGTCTGGATGCAAAAATACAAATACAAAAATCAGGAGCGGTGTGTAAACCCCACTTAGATTTCCTAGGTGAATATTTAGAAAATGTATGCGAAACTCTTCCTGGATTATTGAATATAGAACACACTTTAGAAAACCCGGGCATAGACGTTTGGCGAATGTTTGTAGCGATCGATGATCATGTAGAAGGACAAACTTTTTCTATAAACGACAAATACTGGGAATGGTCAAGAGGACAATGTATTAGACTTAACAACTGGCAGGCCCTTCATTGGACACAAAATAAAAGTGATCAAAATCGTATGCTCATAAAAATAACTGGCATCAAACTTTAATCATAACTATCAGGACAAATGCAGTACTTCGTGTCAGATAGTAAAAAACTTCCAAACAAATTTGGCAAATGGTATTGGTACACAGACAACGAATGTAAGGTGTATCAAACTGACGACACATTAGTGATCTATGCCGGATATCTCATTGATGACGATATCGATACACTTGTAAAAGAAAATATAGATGGTTTCAAAAAGGCAAATGGATGTTTTTTTATAGTTGAATTGAAAAAAAATAGTGCGAGGGTAATTCTAGATTATTTCAATCAAACAAAATTATTTTGGCGTAATGACGGCAAAATTGAATTTTCAAATACAATATACCTTATGCCACTTGATAAAAGTGACTTAGACATGCAGGAAATAGTCAGAAGGTTAAGTTTATTCACCGAAGAGCAAATGTCCTATGAACCGAAAGAAACATTCGAGAGATGGGAAAACTTTATAATAAATCCACCAACACATGGTAGGACAGATGCTAATAAACTTAAAGATTTTTATGTTTCCGATCAGTATGCTGGGATTGATGTTTACCAACATTCTAAAGGTTTTAAGCAGTATGATAAATCTCAATGTTTAACTTTATTCAAACATGTTTTTATGTTAGAGCCGGATCATATGTTACATGCCGAAAACGACGAAGTAAAGATTGTACAGATACACAATACCTATAAAGATCTCATAGATTCCATGCGAGCAGAACCAGAATTTACAGATCAGGATGCTCTCGAGGAATACCTGCATAACTGTTTCTTAGATCACTCAAATAAAATTAAAGAAACATATAAAAACAAACACATAGTAAG